AGCCCGGCGGATCGTCATCCCAAATATCCATGGTCGCAATTGCAATTAGCGCGCAAAGGACGAACACGGCCAAAGAGGCAACAAGGGAAAAATAAGCTCTTATCCCGTTTGGCATCACCCAATCCTCAACCGATGCGCGATTGCGTTACAAGCTAACCGGAAGTTCCCCATCTCGTCATCAGAGCGGGGCTCGCGATCCATGACGCAGACCTGTGTGAGCGCCCGGTTGCCTTCGTAGTGGAGCCCACTGTCGGCCAACGCATCCTGCACCTCGCCGTAGTCTGAGCGAATGGCCGCGATTGTCTCAGGGTCGAGATCGGCGCCGGAGCCCGTCGAGCTGGCCACCATTTCAGCCGCGATAGACGGGAACCTGGGGATGCTGTTCGTGATGTGGGCCATGTACCGAATGACACGCTTCGTGAAAATGTCCGCCGCCTCGAACTGGCGTTGCGTGATCTGGCCTGTCACGCGCAGGCGTCCATAGGCGTATCCGACGCGGGGGTCCGTGCTGCCCATGCGGTGGGGCTGGGCGCGGACAACCGCAATGATCTGCTCTGGCTTCTCTCCCCTGTCTGTGTGGTGGATCTGGCCTGAGGGGTAGCGGCTGACGGCTTGGCGGCGCTTCAAGGGGTGGGCTCCTTTTCCGTCTTGGGTTTGCTTTCAAGCCAGTCACGCCAGTCGCCCCATCCGCCCGGCGGGGCAGACTTGGAAGGCTCGTATTGCTTGGCGACGGCCTCGCAGGCCCTTTGTATTCCGATGTAGCAATCCGCTGTTTTCGTCGCCCACCCGCCAACGATCATCAGGGCAATCATGATCCAGAGCCCGTTCATGCTCACGGCTCCTTCGGCTTGCAGTAGCTTGACCACCCGCTGTGCCATGTGCCGCCGGCCTTCATGCACGCGATTGATTGATGTTCCGGCACCTTGCACGTCGCCAGTCCTAGGGCGATGATTGAAACCACGCCTAAAATACAAAAGCAGTTCCACATTTCGCTCATGCTCAGGCTTCCTTTGATTTGAGGTCGCGGATGTCGTCGGGGTAAAGATGCCACGACGGTTCAACGCCAGCTTCTCGCGCGTTTTGGTTTTCGCCCTCGCACCAAGCCGCCGCCCTCTCCAGCGCATCGTTTTCGGCAGAGCGGATAGCGGAGGCGAACTCGTCAATCAGTTCACTGTCAGAAAGCGGATCGATGTAGTCCGTCTTGCCTAGCGTCTTGACGATCTTCGTCGCCCTATCTTCAGGTGTCATCGATCAATCCTCCGCTCTAGGAATAGGCCGCCATTCTTCGCGGTAGTTGCCCGGCCATTCTTCGTCGCCGTCTTCCTCAAACGGCTTTCCGAAGGTCCAGAGCTGCTCCAGCTTCCTGTCTGCAACCCACGAATAAACCCAGCGAAGGCGCATGGTCGGGACCCACTCATGTTCCGCCCTCTCCTCCGCCGTAACCCGTTTGGTTTCAGGTGATGTCATGGGGATTCCTTTTTGTGCGCATCCGCGAGGTTCGGGCCAGAACCTAGCTGCGTGTAGCCGGTGTTTCCCGGCTTCTCTGCCTGAGCCCTCAGCCACATGTCCTCAGCGCAACGAATGGCGCCCAACGTCGCTAGTTTCAGCTCGTTGAACGCCTTGCGGTCGAGATCACAGACCGTCATTGAAACGCGGTAGTCGCCGTCGCCGTAACCAGCGCAGAACCCGACTGACATGTATTCGATCAACCTCGGCATTAGGCCGCCCTCCCCTTCTCCCATCCGTCGTACTGAGTGGCGGGGTCGTCTACGGAGACGCGGTCGAGATGCGCGCGACGTTCGCTGCGGCCCTTCTGCTTGTCTTCGTAGTCGGCAAGCTCGGCGTCGGTCATCATCGGGCGCAGGGCTGCCAAGGCTTCCGCAGACAGCCGGTACTCGCCAGCCTTAAGCTTCGCCTCTGCCTGCCTCACAGCGGCGTCTAGCTTGGCAAGGCGCTCGGCGGGGACAGCTTCACGGTCTGTGATGATCTCGCCCTTGCCGCGCTCCATGCCGTGGTCCTTGCGCCACTTGCCGACGATGGCATCAATGCGGGCCTGCTCCTCTGCGGTGCGCTCGCCGTCCCCAGGGGCCGGCAGAGCCTTCACCGGCTCCGGCGGGGAGTAGAGCTTGTCGAGGTAGGCGCAGACGTTCCCGAGCTGCGCAGGGCTGGGCAGGAAGCGGCGGTCAATGTCCGACACCTCGCCCCGGATGATCCGGCGCACGGCCCCTTCAATGGCGCGGAGCGAGTAGCCTTCGATGGCGATCAGGTAGGTCCCGACCGCAAGCGAGCCCTCGCCACGGTCGGCAGGGAACGCCTCGAAAAGGGCGAGCAGGGCAGACTTAGCCGCCGAAGGCGAGGCGGGGATACGATGGCTGTTCTGGTGGGTCATCGGGGAGAATCCTGTGCAGTGCATCGGCTAGGCTGCGGCGGTTATTGGCTTGGCGATGGGGTGGGGCTGGTCGGGACAGCGAGATCGACCAATCGCTTTCCCAGAGTTGGCCGTTGAGCCATGCCTCGGCGGTCTTGACGAACTCGGTCCCGGTCTTTCCCGTGGCGTCGCAGTGCTCGGCGTAGCGCTTGGCGCCGTCGATGATCGTCTCGGGATCAACGCCAGCCTTGACCGCCGAACGAAACCGGCTCTCGGCGTTCTTGCGGCTGTTGCCGCCCTGCCGCTTCGGGAAAGCCGACCAGAAGCCGCCGAAAGCGTCATCGGCGATTTTCAGGGCGGGGGGACTATAGGGGGGTGGGTTTAGACTAACCTGAACGTTAACAGGATTAGGTTGAACGTCATTTAGGGAGGGGGTGTCACAGCAGTCACGCGGTGTCACAGTGACATTGCGTGACGAACGGTGACGGCGCTGACGATCCGCGTCCTTCGCGCGCTTTTCAGCAATGCGCTGCGCCTCACTGGCCGCGTGAGCGCGCACGACGGCGGCAAGCTGCTCAGGCGTGCAGCCCGCCGCCACCATGGCGTCAATGGTGTTTGAGAGGCTCACTCAAGCCACCATGCGCGACACGAGGTCGCCGGTCGTTCCGGTGTCCTCTGCCAACGTGAGATTGCGAACGGCCTGCTTGAAATATGCGGGCTTCAACTCAGTGCCGGCGAACTTGCGGCCGTGCTTGATCGACACGTAGCCTTCGGAACCGATGCCCATGAATGGCGAGTAGACCAGATCGTCAGGGTTGCTCCACAGGTGCACGGCGCGTTCGATCACGTCGAGTTGCAGCGGGCATAGGTGGCGCTCGTCTTTGTCGTCGCGGGCCACGGCGACGTTAAGCACGTCAGTCTGATCGATGGTCATCCAAACCGGCGAAGCGGCTTCCTGCCACCATGAGACGGGATAGACGCCAGGGTCATGCCGCACGGGCTCCGGCGTCTTGCCGTCGCTCTCCTTGCGGAACACCATGAGATAGTCAGGCATGCCAACACGGACGCGGCTCCCGTCAGTGCGAAGCGTCTTGTAAAGCAGGCCGTGCGCTTTGGTCCGGGTCATCTCGACCACAGGGCATTTCCAGATCGTGACGCGGGAGTGATAGACCCACCCCTCGTCCTCGTGGACCTGACGGATTAGGCTGGGCAGATCGAACAGACCAATCACGCCGTCCCGCTGCTTGCTCGTCGGCAGATCGGAGCAATGCACGGCGCTGATGCGGCCAGGCTTCGTCGCGCGCAGCAATTCGCGGACGAGAAAGCGATAGCGCTCTGCAAACTCGGCATGGTCAGCGACATTGCCCATGTCTCGCTCGCTCTCTGAATAGACGTAGAGCTGAGAGAACGGCGGCGAGTAGACGGAGAGGCCGATGCTGTTGTCGGGCATGGTCGCGGTAAATTCGACCGTATCCGCGTTGTATGCGGCAAAGCGGCTTCCGATGTGCTGATCAAGTACCTCGGTCATGACACCATCCACGCCGGCATGGTGGCCGGCTTTTGCGGTTGATAGGAATGCAGGCGGGTTTCGGTGCGATGGGCGCGGGCCATGGCCTGCGTCATCTCGCGTTTCATGGCGTCGTGATCGCCGGCCTTGCGGCTCACAACGTCCCAAATGGCGGCCTCGGTGTCGGCAAAGACGACATGGCAATCGACGGGGCGGGCCTGGCGAAAGCGCCAATGGCGGCGCACGGCCTGATAGAAAGCCTCGTAGCTAAAACTCATGCCGGCAAAGACGGTTCGGGCGCAGTGCTGCCAGTTGAGGCCGAACCCTGCGATGCTGGCCTTCGTGACCAGAACGCGGATGGCGCCCTGCGTGAAAGCCGTGAGACGTTCCTCTTTCTGCTCTGCGGTCATGGAGCCGCGAACCTCGACGGCATCGGGGATCACAGCCATGATCGCATCGGCGTCGTAATCAGTCTCGACCCATACCGTCCAAGGCTCGCCCGGCTCTGCCGCCACGATGTCAGCCACCATGCGGGCGCGGGCCTCGCACGTCAGACGCTTCTCTTGGTGGACGGATGTTGCCGACATATCCGGCATGCGGAACAGATGAGCTTGCCCGTCCTTTTCCTCGCCCCGGCCTTGCGTGCGGTCGGCGGCAACAAGGTGCCGGTGCATCCGCAGTTCCGGCATGTCGAAGCCGTCATCCGAAAAGCCGAGATCAGACGGCTTGCTGATGCATCGCGCCCATGACGCAACCCAATCCCAAAACGGGCGCACGCCGTGGCCTTTCAGCCGCCATGTGCCGGTGTCCGCGCTATCGTGCAGGAACCAGCGCATGAGCATCTGATCGCGCGTCATGACGCTCAGGAACTCGGCATGTGTGCCAAGCTCTGTATGGTCGTTCGGGGCGGGGGTCGCGGTGCAGGCCAGCCGATAAGGCGTGCGAGCGAACGTCTCGATCAGCCGCTTCGTGGTCTGGCCCGTAAAGCTCTTGAGGATCGAGCTTTCGTCCAAGATGATGCCGGCGAAGTCAGCCGGGTTGAAAAGGTGCAGCCGCTCGTAGTTGGCGATGACGATCTGCGCGTCCTGCGGCCCGCCCTCACGCGACACGACGGCATCAATTCCAACGTCTTCGGCTTCGCGAGCGTGCTGGCGAGTGACGCCGAGCGGTGCCAGCATCAGCACGGGCTTATTCGTGCGGCTGACGACCTCTTGGCCCCAGGCTAGAGCGGAGCGCGTCTTGCCAAGCCCTGTATCAAGGAACATGGCCGACGAGCCTGCGCGTAGGCTAAACTCGACAGCCGCCTTCTGGTGCGGGAACAGCGATGACGGCAAATCGAAATCGCCATCGAAGCCGGTTGGCTGGAATGCCCCGCGCGATGCGGCGATAATGTCGCGATAGCTTGCGAGGCTCATGCCGCATCCCTCGCCGCAGGACGGACGACGCCCCAAGCCTCTAGCGTCTTGATCGGCTCATCCCGCCCATAGGTGACGGCATAGGGGACGCCGTTGTGCTGGAGGATGTTGCCGACCGTGATCTGCTCAGGACGCAGGCGCCCGGTGGCCGTCTTCAATTCGATGTAGCCCGTGCGGTCGCGGAGGAACGGGCCTCCGACAACCATGATGTCAGGCAGGCCCTTGGTGAGCCCACGCTGGCCCATGGCGCCCATATTGGGGATGACAGCCACCAGCGTCCCTGGGATAGCCAGAGAGCGCCAGTGAGAGATGACGGCAGCGGTGATCTCGCGCTCGCATGGGGCGGTGGAACGGCTCATCGCTCCGTCTCCCTCACGCGCTCGCGCTCAATGAGCTGACGGGCCTGAGAGACGGCGCGCTCAACGTCGCGCTCGATGTCGTCGTATTCTTCGCGGAGGCTGTTAGCGCGGGTTTCGTGCCCAAAGGTTGTCACGCGCGCTTCGCCGAAAGCGAACTGGCTCGGCTTGGCTGTCTTGTTGAAGCGGCGAACGATCGCGGTCATGTGGCCAACCTTTCAACGCGGTCCGCAGTGCACGCGAACTGACCGAAGTGCTGTGAGGCGGCACGCAGATAAGCGCCGTGCGCTTCCCGAGCCGTGTCGAAATATCCGAGGAAGATCAGACGCTGCCCGACCTTGATCTGAGAGCGCCACTTTTTGCCTTTGCGGCAAGCGTGATAGTAAGCGCCCTTCAAGCCAGATCGGCTGTTAGACTGGACGCCCTTGTTCATCTTCTGCTGCGCTGATGTCGCAAGCCGCAGGTTTGAAATCGCATTGTTTGACGGGTTTCCGTCTTCATGGTCGATCTCAATCTCGTCTGAGATCGACCCGTGCATCCATACCCATGCGATCCGATGTGCGGCCAACTGGGGAAAGCCGCGAACCCCAATGTAAATGTGCCCACTGCCGCGTCGCGTTCCCGCGACCTGTCCGAGCAGCGAGCGCGCGGGGCGGGGCTCCTTTGCCCAGCGGAAAATCCCCGTGGCAGCGTCGTAATCAAGCCATTCATGCAAAACGGGTTGAGATGGCAGGCTATTCATCGACAGCCTCTTGTTGCGCGTTCATTTGGGCAAGGATTGCGTCGATGGCGGCGCGGATGTCGTCGCGCCCTTGGGCCAGAAGTCTGTCGATTTTCCTGACCGCACTTAAAATTGTAGTATGGTCCCTGCCACCGAGACGCCTTCCGATCTGCGGCAGCGACATCGTGGTGTGGTATCGCATCAGCCAACAGGCGACCATGCGAGGCAGGACTATCTTCGCAGTCCTGCGCTCGCTGATGAGATCGATGCGAGGCACGTTGAACGACTGGCAAACCAGCTTGATGATCTGCGCGTAGTCAGCGACATCAAACGTGCCGGGTGTCGCCAATGCCAGCCAATCACGGATGTGATCAGGATCAACAATGACCGGCTCCGGCTTGGGCGCTGGCGGGGCGACCTTACGGACCGGATCGGGGCCGGGCTTGTAAAGCCGGGCGCGACGGGCGCGAGCGTCGGCAAGCATCTGGCCGACTGTCTCGGGGGTGTATTCGATCACGGGAACGGTCATGACTGCTCCTGGCTTGGTTGCCACTTGGAGATGCGGTTGGTCGGGTGCTTGCGAGGCTGGCCGACCAGCGCGAAGAGAAAGGGCCGGGCGGCATGACACCGCCCGGCAAGTGCGCGCGGGCCGAGGGGGAGGATTACCCCGCGCGATTCAAAAAGCTCGGATGTGGCGGCACGCCGTTGCCTGCCACTTTGCGTCAGCGCGAAGGGAGAACGCGCAACGCAGGCCGTCCGGTCGGCCAAGGCAAATTCAGGAGAACGAAGCTGTGAGGTCATCGCAGCGTGCTCAGAGCAACCGCGATAAACGCGGAGAACGGCACGGCGATGAGCGCGGTGATGATGAGGGCGACGAGGGGCATCAGGCGGCTCCCAATTCGACAGGGAACAGCCATGAGGGGATCTCAGCAGCCCGGTACCATTCAGGGGAGACAGATGCCCGATGCAAAAGCTGATGGATCGCCCATTCGTGCAACATCGTCCCATTCTCGTCGTGGATGATGTCGATGGGCGTGCTGTGCTGACGGGTCAGGGATTTGGCGCGGGCCGTAGGGTTTTTGGAGAACCCAATCTTGACGATCCCGGGCCGCGCCCCAGCTACGGCGACGTAGACTTTACCGACAATTTTTTTATCGCTTGGCCCGAGATAGCGAGCCCATGCGTCCGCCGCATCGGCAACGCCAAAGTTGACTACGTCCGCAATGGCTTTTTCGACATGGGACCAAGAGAGGCCCAGCAGCCGGCAAGCAAGCATGAAGCTGCGCCGTCCCTCATGGTCGTCAATACCTTGCAGGTTGGCCGCAGCTACCAAGGCGGCACAATCTTCAAGCAGGCAATACGCCCGCATTTTGACGACCCCAAAGTCGGCATCGATGCTATAGGGGTTTTCCTTACCAAACTGCGGCCCAACCCTGATCCATTCGGGGCGAACAAATTCAGCGCGCCGCTTAGCCATTATCGCCTCCAGCTCGGCGGCGAACTTGAGAGTCTTTTTTGTCTCGGCATGAAGCCGCTTAATGCGGGCGGTGAGCGTTTCCATCACGCGGCCTCGCCGCGTACGTGTACGTGTGTGAGGCGGTCGTACTCTTCGACCATGCGCTCGGCTTCGCTCTGCTTTTCGAGAGAAGCGGGAGTTTCCTGTTTCTGCCGAGCACGGATCGTGCGGATGGCAAGCCCAAGCGCAGACTTATTGATGCCGGCCTCTTGGGCTTCGGCATACCGCGCCTTTTTCGAGACCTTGATCTCGTCCTCCTCGGCATGAAGCGCAAGGATGTCGTCCATGATCTGGCGAAGCTCGCTCACGCAGCGGCCTCCTCGCGCTTTGCGGGGCCGAAGACATCAGGCCGAAGCTCATGGCGGGAGATGCCGGTGATGGCCTCGATGGTGTTGGCAAGCTGCGGGGATGGCTTGCGCCGCCCCTTCTCCAGATCGTGGAGGTAGCCGGGGCTGGTGCCGAGCTTGGCGGCCATCCCTTCGAGGGTCAGCGCGTTGGCTGATCGATATGCGAACAGTTGTTCCATGAGGATCAATTTCGCACATGGCGACATTCGCGTCTAGCGAAATTTTCGGGATGGGGTGAACGATTTGATTTTGGCCGCGCGATATAAACGGGCCATGGATCGCATCGGCCCCCGCAAGCCCATCCGCTGGTTCCTGAGAGAGTGGCGCAAGCACAGACGCTTGACGCTGCAACAGGTCGCGGCGCGGCTCGACACGTCCCCTAGCGTCCTGTCGGACCTAGAGAACGGCAAAAGCCGGATGAATGACGACTGGATTGCTGGCTTCGCATGGGCTTACCAGGTCGAACCGAGCGACCTCTTGCGCGATCCTGCCATGCCGACGCGCGACGAACTGCTATCCATGGGCACGCCCGAACAACTTCGCGCCGCTATGAGCCTCATCAAGACAATGAAGACAGGCACGGACGGGCAATAGCTCAGTCCTGACATGCCCTGTCGCGATCGGCTGAAAAATAATTTCGCTATCTGCGAATTTCGCTAGACACGACATTCGCCATGTGCGAAAACTCTCTCACACCACCACGGGGAGAGAGAGATGACCGCCACCAGCCAGGCCCACTTCGAGATCGTCCGCGACGGCCACTTCTTCCGCGCCGTCAACGCCGCAACCGGCTACCGCTCCGCGCTGGCCACCTCTGCCTCTCAGGCCGGCAAGCTCATCCAGAAGATCGCCGGCAAGGACGCTCACCGCGTCGCCGCCGAGCGCTTTCTGTCTGCCGCCTGACCCTCACCTAGGAGCCCTTCGGGGCTCCGAATGAGTGCCAGACACACCGGGAGAGCAAGACATGCCCGCCACCCTCACATACCCCGCCCGCCACGCGACGCACTTCGTCAACGAGATCGACAAGCTCGCCTGCGCTGCTCGCGACCTCATCACGGTTCTGGAGGAGGTGCAGGGCTTCCGCACCTGCGATCCCCGCCCCTCCGATGTCGAGCGGTTCAACCGCCAGCAGGCCGAGATTGCTGGGCTCATGGAAGCCTACATCACCGCTGTCCATCGTGAAGCCGATGACCACGACCTTGAGGAAGACGGCAACGCCGACATCATCCAGTGCTCCGGCTTTGATTGCCGGGGGTGGAAGATTTGCGGGGAGGACGCGTGATGGGAAAGATCACATACGGCAACGTCAAAACGTCGCCCTTTGAGATCCCGGTTTATCTCGACGGGGTCAGGGTTGGAGCCATCCGCATTTCAACGGCGGCGAATGGGAACCCCTACTACTACAAGCCTAAGAGCGGCAAGCGCGGCCCGTATCACGATCTCATGCACCAAGTGAAACGCGAAATCGAGGGCCGGGCATGATCACCGACCTCCGCGCTCTCATCTCCAACGCCTTTCAGGTCTGCGTGCTGCTTGGGGTGGCTTGGGTGATCTGTATGGCCTTCGTCATTTTCGATGCAACAGCGGGGCAGTGAGATGAGAAAGATTAACGACGGCGGCCCCATTCACCCGATCCCCGAAGTCCGCGACATGGACGGGAATGGTATCATGGCCGGATGGAACGGCATGTCCCTGCGCGACTGGTTCGCGGGGCAGGCTCTGACTGGCCTCATGGTCATGATCTCGGCAGACAAGCACGAGTTGCCCGAACCCAAAGGTCCGGTGGGCTGCGCCATTGAGGCTTATCGGCTTGCCGACGCCATGCTTGCCGAGCGCTCCAAGGCGGAGGGCCGCTGATGAACCTCCGCCGCATCGTCTCCCGCATCTGCGTCTGGTGGGCATCCCGCCGCGTTCAAAAGCAGCTTCCCGAGATAGCGGAGCTGAGCCGCGAGATCGAAGCCCGCCGCCGTCATCACCGCCCTGTGCGCCGTCTGATGAGAGCACAGCGCGACCTTATCCATGCCCGGCTCGCAGCCGAGTTGGGCAAGGCCCCACCCGTCAAGAGGATCGCACGATGAGCCCCGCTCTCGGATTTGCCTATCTCAGCTTGGCGACGACCAGCATTCGCATCGCCAACGATTACCACCAGTCAGCGCTCCGCACCGATAGCGACCGCTGGCGCAAGGATGACATCGCGGAGTGGAAGCACCTGAAAATGCAGGCCCGCCGCTCCATCGTCGCTTCCTCTAACTGCGATAGGCCGAGGCTCCCATGAACGTTCAAGTTACCTCTGGCCTCATCGGCCATAACAACCCTCCGGCTGAGATTGAGCCGACGCCCTTTGAGATGTCGGAGGTTGAGATTGGCGATCTGTACGCGGAAGCCAAGGGCTTCCTTGACGGCGAGCAGATCAACAATCAGGCGATGGCGGATGCCGTCTCCAAGCTGATCGATGATCTGCGGAAAGCCGCGAAGCTGGCCGACGAGCGCCGCATTGAGGAAAACCGGCCTTTCGATGAAGGCAAGGCGGCTGTGCAGGCTCGCTATGCCCCGCTGATCGCTGACACCAAGACTACGAAGGGCAAGGCCGTCCTCGCCATTGAGATTGCCAAGAAGGCGCTCGCCCCGTGGTTGCAAAAGCTGGAGGACGAAAAGCGCGCGGCTGCGGCTGCGGCTCGCGCTGCGGCCGAGGAAGCCGAGCGCAAGGCGCGGGAGGCTCTAGCCGCCACGAAGGCGACCGAAGACCTTGCCGCCCGTGAAGCCGCAGAGGCGATGCTTCGCGACGCTCAGGCCGCCGATGCTGCTGCGACCAAGGCTGAGAACGACAAGGCGCACGCCAAGGGCGGCACGCGGGCCATGGGGCTGCGTAGCGTCTGGCGGGCCGAGATGACCGATGGGCGAGCCGCTGCGGGCCATTACTGGCGCGAGCGCCGGGCTGACGTGGACGCGTTCTTCCAAGGGCTCGCGGATGCCGACGTGCGCGCCGGCAAGCGATCGATCCCTGGCTTCCTAGTCCTCGAAACACGGGTGCTCTGATGAAAGCTAAAACGATCAAGGCCGTTCTGCGCAAGAAGGTGGACGATTGGCTTTCGTCTATTGAAGACGAGGCTGTCCGAAAGCTGGCAGCGGACAACACCATCGTAACCGGAGGCGCTATCGCGTCCATGCTCCTCAAAGAGCCGGTCAACGACTTCGATGTCTATTTCCGCACGCATGAGGCGACGTTGGCCGTAGCCAAATATTACGTCAGCCGCTTCGACTGCAAGAACAAGCACGGCATATCGGTTCCGATCTTCGTCCAGCATGAGGCCGACCGTATCCAGATCGTCGTCAAGTCAGCGGGCATCGCCAGCGAGGAAGGCGCGGACGTTCCCTACGACTATTTCGAAGGCCGGCCCGACGAAGCGGCCGATGCCTACGTTGGCGAGGTCATGAGCGACCCCGGCGAAATTGCTGACGCTCAGGAGGATATTGAAGCGGCGGCGCAGGCGACGGACGATGGGAAGCCGCCATACCGGCCAATTTTCCTTAGCACAAATGCCATCACGCTCAGCCATAAAATGCAGATCGTGCTCCGGTTCTTTGGCAAGCCCGACGAGATTCACGAGAATTACGATTTCGTCCACTGCACCAATTACTGGACGAGTTGGGATAGCGAACTCACGCTGAGGCAGGCGGCCTTGGAATCTCTGCTTGCCCGCGAGCTTCGTTACGTCGGCAGCAAATATCCCGTCTGCTCGGTCATCCGGCTCCGCAAGTTCATCCGCCGCAACTGGACCGTCAACGCGGGTCAGATGCTCAAGATGATGATGCAGATCAGCGCGCTCGATCTCACCAATCATGCGGTCTTGCAGGACCAACTTACCGGCGTCGATGCGGCGTATTTCGTGCAGCTTGTTTCGAAGCTGAAAGAAAAAGACGGCGACAAGGTCAACGCGGCCTATCTGGTCGAAATCATTGATCGGATGTTCTGATGTCAGCCAAAATCGCAACCGCACTGCATGCCGTCATGGAAGCCTGTGGCTACGTCCAGAAGACGGGCAAGAACTCTTTCCATGGCTACAAGTATGCCGGAGAATCCGATCTGCTCGACAAGCTGCGCCCGGCGATGGTGGCTAATGGGCTGCTTCTACTCCCCTCTGGCAAGTCCGTCACCGGCCCCGACGAGCACGGCAACGTCACCGTCGCCATCGAATACACGCTGGCGCACAAGGACGGCGAAATCTGGCCTGAGAAGCTGGTGGCATTCGGCTGCGGCAATGACCGCGCCAAGAACGGCAGCGTTGGCGATAAGGGCGTCTACAAGGCCCTGACCGGCGCTAACAAGTATCTTCTGTTCAAGCTCTTTCAGATCGAGACGGGCGATGATCCCGAGCTTGACGACAGAGCCCATGAATCCGCGCCGATGACCGGCCGGAACGTGCCCGTCTCGTCTGGACTTCGCACATCGAGCGAGGCGGGCACGCCCCTTTCAGCGGAAAGAAGCCGAACCAACGTCGCTCATTCTGCAAACCGCGCAGCCGAAGCTACTTCGGCCATTGGCGAAACAGGCGCACCCCTTTCAGAGCCGGCGAAGGCATTCATCTTCGCTGCCGACAAGGCCAAGTCCGCTGACGAGCTTCGCCAGTGGATGGACGACGTAGAGCCCGAACTGTCCAAGCTCCCGCCCCATGAAGTCGCTGCCGTGAAGGACCATGCCCGCTTTGTCTGGCGTGCGCTGTCTCAGAAGGAAGCGGCGTGATGGGCAGGCAAACCAAGTTTCCGGCGGATGTCTCAGCTATGCCGGCTGAGGAGCTGCGCGCCCTATACGCTCGACTCCTTGAAAGCCGGAACGGTCTCCAGCGCAACAATGCGGCGCTGACCAAGTGGCTATCAAACATCAACCAATCCGTGACCGTACTCTCCTGCGAGGGGTCATTAGCCTTTCAGGCGATGGCCGAGAAAGCCGGCGTGCGCGGCCATCCTTCGGTATCAGAGGCCGTCAGGCTATTTGACGCAATCGCGCACCCGCAGTGGGGTGACGGGAAGGATGCGCCCTCTTTCGAGTGGCCTAGCGATTGGGATTTTGACAAGGCAGACGAATGGAGCGGCGACGCCGATATGTCGCTGAACAGCCCGCTTGCGACCGCTATTGAGTTCATAGGCGACATCCGATCTTACCTCCCTGATTGGGCGCGTGAGCGCGGTGAAGAAGTCTGCGCCGCAGCGCAATCAGCGCTTATCGGCCAGATTGATGAAACAAAGATGCGCGCTGGGTTTACGCCGAAAAGAGCGCACATCCCGGCCCAAACGCATTACCGCTCCATGGATCGGGACCAGCTCATTGATCTTTTGGGGTCGGTGAGTTGGGCGGCGCTCGATCTCGCGCAGGATATGCACTTCGCCAACAACATGTTGCGGCGCGACCTCAGGGCGGCAGCATATCGGCGGATATGCTCAGACCTTTACGCGCTTTGCGACATGAGCATGGAACCCCGCTGCGGTTCAATTGACATCAAAGTCATGGGTGGGGGGATGCCGTTTTGACCGCCCCCGCCGCCATCACCGCGCAGCTCGTAGACGTTCGCAACGTCTCGGCGCATCGCTGCGTGCGCCTGGAGCTTCACGTCCCCGCCGAACAGGCCGGGCTTGTCATGGCCGCATTCGGTTGGCCGACAATGGCAGACCCGGTGCCCGTCGCTCTGGCGAGGCTCCAGACGACACCGGAGCCCATCGCCAAGCCAGAGGCCCCGAAAGAGCGCCGCCCCTTCTCAGAGCTTCCGTATAGCCAGCAAGCGGCTCTGCGCTGTGCGGAGCCCGGTTACGAGCATTTTCTGTGGGACACCCATGGCCTCGGTCAGGGAGCATGCCCGGCTGAGGTGGTCGCGCTTGTCCGGCATGAATGCGGCGTCTCCTCCCGTTCCGAGATCATCAAAGGCACTCCCGCTGGAGACAAGTGGGAAGCCCTAGAGGCGGAATACTACGCGTGGCAACGCGGTGGCATCCGATGAGCCGAGCTGTCGCAGAGTGGCGGGGCAAGACGCCAGACACGCCAGCCCCGCCGCGCGTTAGGCTTCGCGTGTTCCAAGCTCACGGCGGCATCTGCCACATCTCCAAGCGCAAGATAGCAGCCGGCGAGCCATGGCAGCTTGAACACGTCATCGCGCTCATCAACGGCGGCGAGAATCGCGAAAGCAATCTCGCCCCCGCGCTGATCGACAAGCACCGCGAAAAGACGCGCGAGGACCTAGCGGAGAAATCCGCTGTCTATCGGAAAGCCAGCAAGCATGCCGGCATCCGCCCGCCTCCCCAGATCCAATCGCGCGGCTTCCCGAAAGCGGCCCGCCAAGCCCGCGCGACGACACCACTAAGCAAGCCATTGCCGCCGAGAAGGAGCGCGACATGAACTGGAATGCGCCTTTGTTGAGCCCGGCGACCGCCGCGTATCTAGCGCTCGCACTAGCTGTCATCGCCGCCCTCTCCTGGCTCGTCGGACGGATGCTCTCCTATCGGGAGCCTTCCAAGGACGAAGACCCCATCGAGCGGCAGTTCAAGGAGATCAAGTGATGACCGACATGGAACGCCTAAAAAACACGGCCCTGCGTGTCGCGCGGCTGGCAGCGCTCAACGCGCCTGCGATCATCATCGCGGATCAAGTCAACCTGCTTGCCAAGCGAACCGACGCGCTGTGCCAGGCAGTCGGAACGACGCTGTCCGACGAGCGCGAGCGGAACGCCCGGCTGATGGCTGAGATCGACGCGCAGGGTCCGCTTTCGGCGGAAGAGGAAGAGCAGTTCCAGACAGAGCAGGCCGCGTACGACGCTGCCGCTGAGAAGGCCCAAAAGGCCGCCGGCTACTCCGATGTCGAGTGGGGCCGGCTGGATCACAGCTACCGCTTCGATCTCGTCATGGAGCATTTCGTGGAGCCGAGCCATTGATCATCGGACGCATCGAAGGCGCAACGCGCGTGCTTGGCAAGTCGCAAGGCTATCTCGGCCTGCCGCTCCGCGACGTGCTGCTCCCGACAACTGTCGATGGCCCTGAGACGCCTTGCATGGAAACGGCATGGCTTCCGACGCCCGACGAAATCGCCCGCATCAATGCCGGGGCTCCGGTCATCCTGCGCGTGATCGGCACCGCGCACCCGCCCGTCATGGTTGAGGTGGGGAAACTCGCGGATGCGCACCAAAAGAAAGAAACCCCATGACCGATCAAGAACTGGAAGAGCTTAAGGCGGCGTTGGCGCTGGCGATCTATGACGCCGACCTCACATCGTTGTCAGGCGATCCCCTCGGCGTGCTGATCCACGATAGCGAATGGATCGACGAGACGCTGCCCCTGACGGCTCAGATCAAGCAGGGCCGCACCGCTTGCGCTGACATCGCGAAAGCCGTTGTCGAGTCCGAAGCCATCCGTTCCCTCATAGCACGGGTCGAGAAAGCGGAGGGGGGATGGCAGACGAATGTCCATTATCGGATCAGGTTCCCAGCGAAGGCGGGCACCTATTCCGAGTTCTACTCGTCCAATAACGGCACGTCGCAATGGAGCGATATCGCTAAAGTCAAGGCCATCCTCACGCGAGGGCAGCCGAAGGGGTACAAGGGCCGCATCCTTGAGCCCTTCATTGACTATGAGATTATCGAGGTAACGGAACGGGTGGAATCAAGCTCGCGCCCCCTCCCCCCTCCCTCCCCTCCCGAGTCCTGACATGGGACGCGCGACGGTGGAGCCGGTGTTCGTTTCGCGCCAGACGGCGGCCGAGCGGCTGGAGATCAGCGTTGACACGTTCGACACTTGGCTGCGCGCCGGTTTCATCCCGCCTGCCCATATCGAGCGCGGCCAGATCATCCGCTGGCACTGGCCAACGTTAGAGGAAAGGCTTGCCGGTGGCGGCGCCCCGGCCGCAGTATCCGACCCCTTCATGGAGGGGCTGAAGAATGTCGCGAAGGGCCGTCGTCATGCCGCTGCCTAAGGGGATCACGCGCGTCATCAACAAGCGCACGGGGCGGGAATACTGGTATCACCAGGAGCGGCGCGGGAAGCCCGACGCAGGGCCGCGCACGGCCTTGCCTGAGTTTGGGACGCCTGCGTTTTATCGCGAGGTCGCGCGGCTTACAGGCCAGCCGCAGGAGCCGCAGAACACCATCGCCAAGCTGATCGAGGCATACAAGGCGCAGCCGGAATGGGCGACGCGCAGGCCCAACACCATCGCGACCTATGAGACGGCGCTAGGACACGTCAGCGACGCATGGGGCAAGCTCGACCCGGCCGGGCTGACGGCGGCTCATGTGCTGGCGCTGCGGGGAACGTTCGCCGGCCGCCCGTCGATGGGCAACATGGTTCTGGTGATGGTGCGCGCTCTGATGAAGCTCGCCGTCCAGACCGGGCTGCGCTTGGACAACCCCGCCCGCGAGATCAACAAGCTGGAGGAGACGCCCGACGAGGCCAAGCCGCTGACGGCAGAGGCATGGGCTGCCCTAATGTCCGACGCCGCGCCCGTGGCGCTCCAGCGCTTCGCCTATCTCGGCCGCGCGACAGGCCAGCGCATCTCGGATCTGGTCACGATGCGCCCGGCAGACCGGGACGCTGACGGAATCATGCTCGCCATCACAAAGCTGCGCGACAAGCCGCACTGGTGCCCGCTGCGGCCCGAGGAGATCGCCATGATCGACGGGTGGAAGCAGTTTAAGGCCGCAACCTATGTCACGCGGGAGAACGGGCGCCGGCATTCCGACGACACGCTGCGCTTCGCCTGGAATGCCTTTGCCGCGACCGAGTCGGGCAAGGCCCTGCGCGGATTCACCCCTCACGACCTCCGCGCGACGAAGGTTTGCGACGAGCGGATCAGGGGCAAGCATCACGGCCAGATCGCCGCGATGGTCGGCATGTCGATTGAGATGGTGACGAAATACAGCCGGCACATCGACCAGCGCCTGGCCGCCGGCGGAACGCCCGGCGAACAGCCCATTGCAAAAACCGAATAAGCCTTGGAAAATCACAGGAGCAAAAGCCAATGAAATTGGGCTTTTTCGAAGACCCCGCCTTAACCCTGCATAAGACCGAAGCGGCGAAAAGCCCGTCTGGCACGGCGCTGGATTTTGCGCGCCCTACCGGAACAGACCGGGACGGATCGGAAACGAACCGTAGCCAGTGCAAAACGGTTTTGTGCCGTTCGGGCTACCTCACTTCCCCCTCTCGCGTCGCTTGAGTTCGGCTTCGACGGCTTCGCGGATGAAGGCGGCCATGCGGTTTGGGCCGGCAATCTTTTCGATGCGAGCCCGCGTGTCCGCGTCCAGCCTTACAACTGTCGGGCTGGTCTTCACGTCCTTTTTGAGTGGCGGTCGTCCCATGCCGGAGCGGGTAAGCGATTGCGGATTTTCTGTCAAAGTCGGCCCCTAAGCGGTATCGCTTATTGACACCATAACCGGTATCGCTTAGCTTCGCAATATTAGGTTGGAGGTGAGCATGAGGCTGATGACATGCACGGGCTGCAAGCTGGCCGGGAACTGCGGCCATGCCGCCTTTCTGCGAAAGGCTCTCAGGGGCTACGGCATCCGGTCGATGAAATTCGCGTGCGCGCTGCGGGAAGAGATATTCCGCCCCGGCCAAGCCGCGTTGTTCACGACATTCGTGTCTGATGAGGATGATGAATACCGCCGTAGCGTGACGGAGGTCACTTACCCCGGCTACGTCCTCAAACAGATGGGGAGCAAGGTTCTCGGCTACATCAAGCCGGGCGCTGGCGAAGTAAGCGGCGAGGAAATCCCGTTTGAGCCTAAGGCGAACGGCTTCGTCAAAATGCCGCTGAGCCGCGTAAAGCCTGATGATCAGCGCGACGATGCTGACGTGACCGCATGCCGGTGGTGCGCGCGCCACATTGGGCTCGGTGAGGCGTGCGAGCGTGACCCCCATTACACGCCGCTAAGCCAATGCCGAGCCGGGCAATGCGCCACCCTCGCCAAGCCCACCCCCTCCCAGGAGGAAGTTGGACGATGAGCGGGAAACTGACGGGACGCGAACCGGTGTTCTTCTGCGCCAAGTGCGGACACTCTCACATGGGCGGGGACCGCGTGGGCTTTTCGCGCGGCGCCCGACTGTACGAGGCGCGGCCCGATCGGTGCGAGCAGCTTATTGAGGTCATCAGCCTTGACGCTTGGCGAGCAGCAATTGCGCGGCACAACCCGGCGCGGTTGACCGACGCCGGCCGCGACGCGCTCGCGGATTCCACCCCCAAATCCCCCCTTTCCAATGAGGGGAGCGCTGGCTGATGGGCGGGCTTCGCGTCATCGTCTGCGGCGGTCGGGACTATATGGATTGGGACGCCGGCTTTGCGGCTCTCGACAAGATCCATGCCGAGACGCCTATCGAGTTCGTCTTCCACGGCAATGCGCGCGGCGCCGATAGCATCGCAAGTGCATGGGCGTCTGAGCCGATGCGTGCGCGGCGCGGCGTCCGCAACTGCCCTTGCCCCGCTCAATGGGCGAAGCACGGCAAGTCGGCCGGGCCGAAACGCAATCAGGCCATGCTCGGCAACGGGATTGATCTCGTCATTGCATTCCCCGGCGGTCGCGGCACTGCCGACATGGTGCGGCGCGCTAGGGCGGCTGGTGTCAGCGTGGTCGAGCCTATGTCCCCCACCCCCAAATCCCCCCTTTCCAATGACGGGAGCGCTGGCTGATGGGCGGGGCACACGAGGATGACGACGAAGACGACGCGCCGATCTGCCCTATCTGCGGCGGCTACTCACCGCGCTTCTGCGAGGAGCGCGAAGACAACGGCGGCGAGTGTCCGTGGGAACTCATGAGCGATGAAGGTGAACCATGACCGACAAGCGCGCTGATCTTCTGGCTCTGGCGGAGAGGGTGGAGGCAGGCTCCGGCAAGGATCGCAATTTGGACGCGGACATCTTCCAGCGCCTTGGCGGCCCTGATTGGGAACGGGCGCTGATCCGCGTAGCCGAGCCCTGCGGTTGCCCCGAAGATCAGGCCATCGACTATGCGCGGTCGCGGCACTCTCCCGACTATACCGTCTCACTCGACGCTGCCGTCGCTCTGCTGGGGCGCGTGCTGCCAGGGTGGTCATGGCAGGCTGGGGCTACGGTCGGGGCCGGCGCCGTCGCTCGTATCGCGCAGGACGGCTTACGCAGGTCTGATGGCGTCGCCTCATCCCCCGCTCGCGCTCTGCTCGCCGCCACCCTGAGGGCTCTCGCTCAGAAGGAGCAGACGACATGACTGACCCCACCACCATGAAGGCGCTGGCCGAGAGGCTGCGGGAACGCACAAAGCGCATCAATGGCCTTCCGCTCAACTCAGACACAGCCGAGCATTTCCGCGAAGCCGCCACCGCGCTCGACACCGCCGCAGCCGAGATCGAGAGGCTGAGGGGCGGGGTGGAGGTGAAGGCGCTGGAGTGGGACGATGCCACATCCGCTCTTGTTGGCTCGAGTATCTATTTCGCGCGTTCTGTGACGCCGTTCAGCTCGTACCGAACTGAGCAGATTATCGGCAAGTGGCGAATTACGGGGCCTCACGGCGATTGTCTTCGTAAGGCCGATGGCGACCCCCTGTTCGATACCCTCGACGAAGCCAAAGCCGCGGCCCAAGCCGATTTCACCGCCCGCATCCGTTCCGCCATCAAGGAGCAAGACCATGCAGAATGAGACGCAGTGGGTGCTTGTGCCGCGAGAGCCGACTGAGGCCATGCTGGACGCTTTTGCCGGCACGCCTTTCTCTGGCCTCACGACCGGAAAGCAGCGAGCCGAACGTGAGGCATACGCCGCGATGCTGTCCGCCGCCCCCTCCCCGCCGGCCGGGGGTGGGGAGCCGGTGGCGTGGCTGTGGGAAGAGGAAGTTGACCCGACTGGCGAGGTCATCCACGGCAAGACGATCCAGCGGGTTGCGTTCCATTGGTCAACGCCGCCGAAGAGCGCAGCCGTCACGCCGCTCTACGCCCATCCCCCAGCCATCCCCGACGAGATCGCGGCCCTGCGGGAGAGGGTCAGGGAGGCAGTCGCGGCAGAGCGGGAGGCGTGCGCGCAGGTAGCTTATCGGATTTGCGCCGAGACGCGGCACGTCACGCTCGGTGACAAGGCCGCTGACGCCATCCGCGCCCGCACCGCAGGGGGATCGGCAGATGAGTGACATCGTGGACGATCAGGACGATCTCACCATCGCCTACATGGTTGGCTTTGAGAAGGCTAAGGACGCAGCCGCCACCGAGATCACCACCCTCCGCGCCGAACTGGCCGCCGCGAAGGAGCGGGCGGAGAAGGCGGAGGTGGAGCGGGATGAACACGCCGGCTTCTGCGCCGAAGCGATTGAGCAGCGAACCGATGCCGAAGTTAGGGCCCTCGCCGCCGAAGCCAAGGCAGAGGGGCTGGCGAAGGCGCTGGAGGAGACCCGCGACGCGATCACGCATGAGGTCAACCGCCTGTCTATCGCCTGCACGGTTTGGATGCCGACCGGCAACGAGACGATGTCGGACTTCATTGACCGAGCCCTCACCGCCTACCGCACCGACAAGGAGAACGACGATGGATGACGTGCCGCACATTTCTCTTCTCGACGCCGCCACCGGCGAGGAGATCGAGGGGATCGCCGTCTTCTCTCTGGCCATCCCGAGGGCGGGGGAGCGCATCCACTGGTGGCAAGATGGGTTCCCTGACGCCGCCGGGACGGACAGCGGACTGCGCCGCGATTTCGAGGTGATCCGCGTTGAGCACGACTGGCGCTATATGCCGGCAGGGCGAGCGAAGACGGCGTGTTCGGTTCTGTTGCACGTCAGGGAGATCGACAAGGAGAACGACAATGCCGGTTGACGAGAAGGCGTTTGAGGAAGCCAACGCCGCCTATCTTCAAGGCCACGAGGTTCGGCATCGTGACAGGCTTCGCGCCGCGATCACTGCCTACGAGGCCGCCAAGCCCGCGCCCGTGAGCCCGGCCGTGGTCACTGAGGAGGAGATCGCGAGGGCGATCTACGAAAAGCATTGCGAGCAATACGACGCCACGCCTTGGTGGGTCGATGAACCTGCCGAGATACAGCGCGAATATCTCGCCCAAGCCCGCGCCGTCCTCGCCCTCGTCCAGCCCGCGCTCGCGAAGGCGGTGGAGGCAGAGCGGGAGGCGTTCAAGGCAGGACTAGAGGAAGCCGCTCAGTTCCTCGAAGCCTGCGATGATTATGGGGATAGGCACAAGGCCGCCGCCATCCGCTCGCGCGCGCAGGAGAGCGAGGCGGGATAAACCGCCCTAACAATCATAAGGTCGGGGATGAGATGACAGACGATGAACTAGCCCACGCATGGGAGAGCTTTGCGACCGCGCTGCGCGAGGTTCCCGGTCGGCGTATGGAGCGCTGGCTGAGCCGGCCAACATACTTGGCAGATGTAGGAATTTCACGCCGAGATATTGATACAGCGCGCTTCCAAGCGAACGCATTGGCCATGGCCGGAGCCCGCCCCGAGACCTACGCGACAAATCGGGGAACTCGGGTTGAGATGTTCGGGTATGCGCTTGTTACCTACCCGGCGGGGCTTTGGGGATAGCCCTTACTCCCTAGCCATCTCCTGAGCCGCTTGCGCCAGGAGGAACGCCACACGCCGCTTCGTCATCTCGTACTCGTGGATCTTCCCTCCGAAGACGACGCTCATGATGGTGGCGCCCTCTTTGGTTCTGTGGATGGTGACGAGATCGACCTTGTCGGGCTTTCGGGCTCTCGAATCGGACATTGGCATATCCACTGCATGAGGATCGAAAAGTCGGAATGGTGGCAGTAGGACGTTTCAGGGATCGCCAGCCATCCAAGCGCCAGATGGGCGTCAATGTCGTGCAGGCCGACGTATTTGATGACCGTCACGACCAAGCAGGGACGCGCACTCTTGGCTTTTCGACAGGTTCAGGATCCGACAGCATGATGTCGGCCCGTTCCCGTAGCCACCAGCGCGAATGCAAGAGGAACAGCCACTGCCGGGGCGGCTCAGGAGATGCGCGGATAACTGAGCCGTATTCGCTGTTCCCTGGTAGGGCGCCGTTGGACAGGACCGAGCCGGCATTGCCCGAGCTGTGAAAGTGGCCATGCAGGATCAGATCGGGCCGGCGTCCGAAACGCGCTTGCTGCGCCTCAACCTTTTTCGTCCCGCGAATTATCGGAAGCATTGGCCCGGCGAACCCCTGCCCGCCTCCAGTCCCCATCGCGTCGCCATGCGTGAGAAACACCGTGCGCCCGAAGACAGGAACGATCTGATCCCGAGCCGGGCCATATTGGAACGTGATGTTTTTATCGCCCCGGAACCGCTCGGCCAGCATTGCCGCGATCATCGTGTCATAGCTCAGGCGGGAATAGAGCTTGGCGGTGCTCTTGTGTGTCGTGCGGGAATGGTTGCCGGGCACGCTGACGACATGCACCCGGTTATAGGTCAGCCGCAGCTTGATGATGCCAGCCGCCAGAACCTCAACCGCCGCGACGACCTGTTCAGGGCTCGTCAGCGCGTTGGTCATGGCGAGTTCGTCATGGATCGAGCCTGACACCTGATCGCCGCCTAGCGCCAGCAGAGCGCCTTCGCAATGGGTGTCTGCGGCCCACCGTTTCCCGACGACGCAAGCCGCCTCGAAATAGCGCCTCATTCGCTCCCGGCAAATGTCAGGATTGAACGCGTTCACACCGTCCATTTCCGCCGCGTCGATCACCTCGCCCATGTGCATATCGGAGACGAGACAGCCGATGACGGAACGGCCCTTGTCGCCATCCCCCGCCGTCATGATCCAATCAGGGACGGACCATTGGACGCCGCGCAGGCCGGCGAGCTGTTCGGCTACATGCTCGGCTTCATCAGCCTTGCGCTGCGCGTCCGTGGCTTTCTTCCGCCAGAACGCAGCGTCGAACCGCTCCCGGCTCGTTAGGGGCTCCACGACCACGTCAGGGTCACGGGCGGGCATATCCGCTTCCGCTAGACGATGCTGGAAGGCGGAACGGGATATGCCCATGGCACGGGCGGCAAGAACCTGACTGCCGTATTTCGCAAGTGCGTCAACCGCCGCTTGGCACATCTCGCGGGTTAGCTTGGGAGGCGACATCAGCCGGCCTTCCGAAAGAGCTGGGCGACGATGCCCCATCGGTCCTGCATGTAGAACAGAAAGCCAACGATGCCGGCAGAGGCCCACAAGATGCGCTTGCCTAGCCATCCAAGGGCGCCGGCTGTGTTGATGGCCTTCTGGCCTAGCTCGACGGTCGGGGCCATGGAATCGACCTTGGCTGACAGCGCCTTGATCTTTTCGTCTTGGGCTTCGGTGAGGCGGATGATAAGATCGAGCTTCGCGTCTTGGCCTTTCAGATGGTCTTCCACTCGATCAATCCGGTCAGACATAGGAACGGCGGCCATTATCGCTTCCCCGCCGCGATCTGCTTCAGGGCAACGTCTTTGTTCGCGGAGCCGGCAGAGCTGCCCAGCCAGTAATTTATAACCTGAGCAAACGCCGCAGAAAGGCCGCCGAACAGGACCAGAGTGACCTGATTGTCGGGGATCGTCTTGAACAGCAGGGCGAACACCAGCCCAAGATAGCCGACGACCACGATGACCGAGACGACCGGGGCGCCCCATGAGATTGCAGAGCCGGATTCCGCCAGCCTGACGGTCGTTGCCCGCGCGTCCTGCACGTCGGCAAGCTGAGCGGCGAGGTTGGCCGTCTCGGCTTCTAGGCGGGCCTTGAACTGCTCGGCTAAGGCGGGGTTCGTCTCAATCTGCTTGGCGATGGACACTTCGTCGGTTGTGCCGAAAACTTCGCGGGCTATCTTGGTCCCGGCTGAAATGACGGCATCGGCTTTCCCGCCGGATACGAGTGAGCCGAGCGCAGGGAGCGCGGCAAGGATGATGTTGAGCATGATCTAAGACCCCCGACCGAGTAGCTTGTTGACGACAGAGCCCCACCATGAGCGCTCCGACTTGGGGGCTTCGTGCTCCCCGTCGTTCCGGGTGGGCTCGATCTCGATGACCTTGACCGGCTCAGTCCGGGGCGGGACAGCGGTCGGCATCATGGGCTTGGGACCGGTGCGCTGGTCAACGATGGTGACTGCCGCCTTGCCATAGCCAGCCGTCACCAGCGCCGCCTGGAACTCTTTCGCGTAGGTCGCGATCAGGCTGGCCTTGTCCGTGCCGTTGATGATGCGGCGGGCGTTGACGTAATCGGGCGGGCTCTTGGCGAGATAGTCGCGGTTAGCCTTGCCGGTGTAAGCACCCGTTGACATGCCCCAGATCAGCACCTTGGCGGCGACGGTCGGCTCTTCGGCAAGGCCGGGCTCTTTCAGCAGGTCGATACCAAGCGCCTTGCTGGCCTTGGAGTAGTTGCTGCGGCCAGTCAGCTGAGCGTAACCGCGCCCGGCAAACTTGACGCCGTCGCCGGCTTCGGTGTTGCCAAGCGCCTTTGCGACATGCGGGCGGGACCCCGCCTTGTCATACATGCGCTTGAAATAGGCTTCGCCGCCAAGCTCCTTCATGTGCTTGAACTGGGCACTTTCATGGAAGCTCGTGGCTAGTGCGTAGCTCGCATAAGACAGCGGCCAGTCTGCCGCGATGATGGCGTCAAGCAGCGTCTCGATCCGGTAGACCTGTATCGGCGTAAGCGCGCCGTCGAATAGCTCGCGACGGATCGCGGCGAAGAACTTCGCCTTGTCCATGGGATGCTCCGGGGTGAGTGGGGCTTACGAGCCCGAAGGGCGCGCGTAGAAGCAGCGCATCGATGACGGATCGGGGTAGATGCAGGCGAAGAATTTCTGCTCAGGATCGAGCGACACGCGCGCATTGGCGTAGGGGACCGTGTAGGTCCGCGTCTGCGTCTCCTTAGCGAGCATGGGGTGATCGCCGGGGCGCAGGGTGATGACGTAGCCTTGCGGAGTGATCTGCACCGCGCTGTCTGGGATCGGCTGGCAATCCCTATCGTTGCAGCACCATGGATCAAACCATGAGTGAGCCCGCACGGGTTCGCTCCCCGCTGCTATGATGAGCAGCAGGCTCAGGAATGCGAGTTTCATGGGGGCCTCAATAAAAAAGCCGCCCGGTGAGGGGCGGCTGCGGCAATGGCAAGGCTTGCTCGCCCTGCTGTGATGGGGTCAAGATGTGGATGAAGCGTCGCCGGAAACCCCGAACGTCACACCGTCATTTAGCCCCTCGATAGACATCCGGCGCGCATCGTCCATCGCCAGCGCCCGGTCCCACAAAGCGACATCGCAGACGCTACTATCAAGCGGCGTGTAGAACACGCTGCTTCCGTCCTGCTGGTTTCCAATGCGGAGATGCGTGAGGTTTTGCGACGGCGAAACGGGATCACCGGAGAAGGTTGAGATGATTTCTTCGCTATTGACGGTGAGCTGGGCGTTCCCAGGTGCAATATAGTTTATCACGCAACGATACCGCCCTCCGTCAACGGCGGTGCCGGCCGTAAAGAACGCTTCCTGAGGCGTACCGTTGCCAACCCTGCGATTGAAGACAATGGACCCGCCTGCGCTGATCCCGATGTAGATGCGGTTGGAGATGTTGTTATCATTGAGCACCACAGCGGAGCGGGCCGTGCCGTCCACCTTCGCGATGAACTCGACATAGATAGCCCAACCGAGCGCAGAGACTGTATTGTAGAGCGTGTGCCGGCAGACCTCCGATGTCCCCATGAACAACCCGAGCGGGGTGCGTTCTGCGTCATAGGTGAAGCGCGGCACATTAGCGCCCATGCTTTCAGTTTGCCCTAAATTGTTCACGCGATCCGCAGCAGCAGCGCGAGTGAAGGTAAAGAGGTCGGTAAACGCGCAATCCTCAACACCCTGCGATGTCAGACGCGCATATTTGCCAGCCGCAAAGTTCGCTCGAACGACAGGACGGATCGTCGCGGGCATTGGGTTGCGAGCCTCACGCCGCCTTAGCTCCATATTCAGGAACTCGCCAAGGAAGGCGCGGAACATCTGAACGCTGGTGCGCCTCAGTGTGCCGGTTGGGCCGCCGAGCCCTGTAGGCGTCTCAAACAGAAGGGTCGGGATACCTCGCGCCGCGTAGTGCTGGTGCAGAGACCCGTTGATGGTGCGGGTGAGCCGATTAATGCCGCTGTTGTCCTGAGCGAGAAATGAGAAGTCGCGCTTTAGGAGCGCGTGACCGCTCATCATCGTTCGTTCTGCGAGGGCACGGAGCTGCGGATTGGTTGTCGCGATCCAGTAGGCAAACCCCTGCACAGACAGGGTGCTCGAATTGTGGTGGTCGATGATGACCGCCGCGTCGCGATGGTTCGTCTCAATCCATGTATTGATCGCGATGGTTTCAGGCTCAGTGAGCGGGGCCGCCCCCCGGTAATAGATGCTTCCCGTGTCAGTCGAACCACCCCCGGACCAGTTCGTCGGAAAATTCCGATTAGGATCAACCCCATTCCCGTTGATGCGGGTGAAGTTGTCGAAGGCGACCGGGCAACCGACCGGAAGGACGTGGAAGTCTGCACTCCACCGCAGCGCCGATAGGCCGGGCTTCGTCGCCCAATCGCGACACAGCTCATCGAAGAAGATCATGGTGGACAGAGCGGCGCCCTGCTCGAAACCGTGCAGCGCTGAAATGATGACGATCTTGACGCGACTGTCGGTCAGATTGGTCAGCACACGCGGGGCGGCGAACCTGTATGCATAGATCGTGTTCCCGCCGCTATCTGTACCGATAGACGACCGCGACACATAGTCGGGAAAATCCGTAACCAGCTGGTCATAAACAGCATAAACGAAGGGGTGGTTAAGCGAAGAGCCAGTGCCCTGAGTGTAATAGGAGTTCCTTAGCTCATCCAGCCGCAATACGCCGTTGTCAACATACAGCCTGTTGGCGCCAACGTTTTCGGGGGTCTTCGGAAGGTTGACAAAGCTCGTGCGCGGCGGCTGGATGATAGCCATATCAGCCCTCCATCACGCAGAGGGTGGTGCCGAGGGTGGAGATGCGGGCATTCATGGCTGATGACCTTTCGGACATGGCTGGAGACCCCGGTCGCCAGAGCGGCAGGGGCTAAAGGGGCTCGGCGGGAAAGGCGGGCTGGTTAGGCGACGGTGGCCGACATGGCGGCGATGGACTCTCCGCGACGGACTTCCACGATGAAGCCGCCGTCCTCAAGGATGAGGAGGCTGTTGGCAGCAGTCGCTACGGGCGTGTTCTGGCCCTTAGTCATGTAGGCTTGGCCGCCGATGGCGCGGACAAATACCGTCATGCGGTCGGAAGCTGGGCCAAACACGACGGCGGATGTGCCAGACAGCGTGGTCGTGCTGTTGCTCGTGCCGATGGTGTCCACCGTCGAATTGTCGGTGTCATCAGGGGCGCCGTTGACGGTGCGGGTGCGGTCGAAGACAAGCTCTTCGCAGCGGATCGAAGGCATGGCGAACGGTCCTTTCGGGCAATAAAAAAGCCGCCCGGTTAAGGCGGCGTGGGATGGGCTTGGCGATGGGTTGGGGCTCTAGGCCCCGTCGTCTTCACACTCACACGAGTGTTCGGCGTCGGCTGCCGCGCTATCGATGATGACGATCTTGGCGCGCTCCAGAAGGCCAAGAGCGAACTCGGCCGAGCCGTTGTTACAGGCGACGTAGAGTTGCCCGTCTTCAAAGATGCCGGCGATCACGACCGTCTTCATCCCGAGGCCTCTGGCGCCCATGAGAACGCGGTCAACGCCGTGTTCCTCATCGCTCCAGACAGGCGTTCCGGGACCGTCCAGATCCGTCCCGCCGACGACCTTCATCTGACCTTTGACGCTGCGGATAGCGACGATGTTGCTGGTATCGGACATAGGGCGGCTCCTCGGCTCGACTCCCCGCCCGAGATGGCCGAGGATCGCAGAAACGCAGGGGAGAGGGCGATGCCCATACTTGGACAGATGCCGGATGCAATCGGATCAGCGATCAGGCCGGGCGACAACGCCGTTCAGGTCGTGTTTGAATATGCAGGAGGCGAGGTCGTCACAGTCGAGTTGGATCAACCTCGACTACTTCAACTAATTGCGGTTCTGAACGGTAGAATCGAACGCGGGCCGCAGACTCCCATTGCCCTGTCTCGCGTGAGGCCGGGGGCTGTGATTCAGCAGGAAAGCGTATCCTTCTCTCGTCAGTCCACGGGCCAAGTTCGGGCGACGTTTGGGGCTCGTTTTGAGGATCGATATGTGACATTGGCCTTCGACCTCTCAAAGGAAGCTTTGGCTGATCTGGATAAAGAGCGCGGCTGACCGGCCCGGCCCAACGGACTTGGCGATGAAGAGCGGCAATGTCGGGAAGCGGACAGGCCCGGCGGCAACTGTCCATGCTGCACATTAGTAGCGGATATAGCGGCGGCGGTCTAGATGTTGTGGGCCGCGCTACTTCTTTTCACCCGCCGTTCGGGCGTTGATCGCCATCTGCGTAAGTCGGGCGGCGAGCACCTCGGCCTGACGCTCGTTTGCGGTCGCCAGCAGCTTGAGCGTCTTGTCGGCGGTCGGGCTCGTCAAAATCTTGGCGATGTCCTCGGTGTTCTTCCCAAGCTGCCACATCTGGTAGCGTTCACGGATCGCGCGAGGAAGCCCGACGAGCCCCCCAGAGGCAAGATTGATCGTCTCGCGCACAGCCCCGCCCTGCGTCAGCTCACGGCCGATCTCGGTGTTCGACGCCGTAGGAGAGCCCTGCCCCAGACGGCGGCCGGTCGCCTCTACAATATCAAGATAGCGGTTGAAGCCCTGCGCGCCTTCGGGGCCGAGCGTTACCGTCAACGCGGCATTGAGGTTTTCGGCCTGCTGAGGCCCGCCTCGGACAGCCACGGCGAACTTGGCGCCCATGCCGGGGTTGGGGCCGCCCATGTTGGTGCGTGCCGCCTGGTTGAACGTGCTTTCCAGATGCACGCGGACCAGTTCGCGAGCCGCCATCGGGTTTTTTCTGGCGAGAGCGCCAAGAGTTTCGGCAATCTCGTTAGCTGTGCCGGGTACGGGCGAGGCCGGAAACAGGGCGTCAATCGCGCTTTTGGTTGTGGTGTCCTTGTTCGCAAGCTGACCGATGGGTGACTTGTAGACGCGATCCAGCCCGTCACGAGCGATGGCAACGCCTTCCAAGCGCTCGCGGACGACGGGGAACTGCCTCAGGACATCCTCGTTCTGGACGAGAGCCTTGCGGATAGCGTCGGCAGACAATTCCGCACCAGACGAGCGCGAGGCGTCCAGAACCTGCGTCGTCAGGTAATTCTCAAATGCCTCACGCGATTGGTTGGGAGCCACTTCTACGAAGTCCCGCGCCGCAGAAGGGCCGCCCTTCAAGATAGCATCAGGGACGCGATCTGCCGGCATCACGAACTCGTCTGCGAACTGATCGCGGGCGATGGCCTGACCGACCGGGCGGCTTTCGTTGAACGGCCTAAGGGGTTCGCTGGCGGCAGAGAAATTGCGCTTGGCCTGCCCATAGGCCGGAACCTGCTCTAGCGCTTGGTCTAGCGTCGCGAGAGCGCCTTCAAGCTCGCGGACGGTGTTGTTAGCACCGCTGCGCTTCGCCTCGCTGATGAGGTCGGTGATCGCAAGGCGGGAGTTGTGGAGCCCGCCGACCGTGACATCAATAGAGCCGTCAGGGGTTTCGAGAGCGCGACGCGCGGCCGTTAAAGCGCGCTGCGGCGTTCCCTTGGCGGTCGCGGTCATCTCGTCCAGCGTGTTCGCGACGAAATTCGCGTCTACCTGACCGTATCGCGTCGGTTCTAGCCCAACGACGGGCATACGCTCAACGGGGTTGCGGTCGCGAAGCATCTGGGCGCGGGCCGAAGCGTTGGCCGCCGGGTCGAGGTTGATCGGGATGTCGGGGCCGTCGAAATGCTGGCGCACATCGCGGAAGCCGAAGCCGCCGTCTAGCGGGATATTCGCGGGCGCGTTTCGGGCGGCGCCATAGTCCTGATCGGCCAAGGCCGCGCGCATGCCCTCGCGCTTGTCGTAGACACCCCGAAGCTGCGGCTGGATCACGGTGCCGGCGTCTTCTGCCGTGGTGCGCGGGCCGACGCGGAACAGTTGATCGGCGTAGGCCTGGCCCTCAGGGGTTTCAGCAACGGCGACACGGGCCGACTGACGGACATTCTCGCCAAGCCGGTTAGGGTCAGGCCGGGGCGCCACATCGTCAAGCGCCTGAGCCGTGGCGCGCGCGACCTGCCGGGGACGGTCGGCCATATAGGGGCCGAGCACCTTGGAGCCGCCCTCCGACCCTTCCAAGTATCGCTGCATGGCGCTCAGGCGCGAGCTGGCTCCGTTGGAGACGGTGTTGATGGCTTCCGGCAGCGTGAGCTTGAGGCCCCGCGCGTCTGCGTCGCGGATCAAGGTCAGCGCGTCATCCATCGTTTCCTTCGGGACGCCAGACAAAGCGGGTGTCAGAGCGGCCTCTGCCGTCTTCGGCCGGAATGCCATGGCGCCACCAACGCCGCCGACAACGGCGCCCGCCGCGCGAGCATAGGGCTCTGCCGCCGTGCCCTTCGTCGCCTGCCCCGCCGTTTCCGACAGAAGCGCAGGAACCATCACACCGCCAATGACCTTGGCCGCAGCGCCGCCAGGGGTCATGAGGCCGGGCAGGAATTCGCCGGTCGTGCGGGCATACTCGCCTAGCACCGTCTGTGGCTTGTAGCTCGTGATCGGGGCGCCGGTCGCGGCGTCAACCGCTTTGTTGATCTCGTCGGTCGTGGGGACGGCGAAGGGGCGATCCGCTTCCTTTTCGAGCGCGCGCCCGCGCTTCATCGTATCGGTGTCTTCGAACTTGCCTGTGGTCATATAATTCACGGCGCGGCCGGGCTGTGAGGCGAGCCAGTCCATTGCTTCGCGCCCTAGCGCCGGCAAACCCGCAAGACCCGTCACGCCCCTGACCGCGCCGCTGCCGCCGCTCTTGGCTACATCAGCCACGGTTGCGGATATTCCTGTCTCTTTCGGCTTCGGGGCATTGTAAATTGCCAGAAGCTCCTCATTACTCATGGACGACAGGTCCATTGCCGGCGACGCGGGGGCTTGCGGTGCGTTATAGATCGCCAGCAATTCAGCGTCTGACATCTGAGAGAGATCGGCCATGGAACCTCACAAGGAGCATCAATGCGGCAATGGGTGATAAAAGCGGTACAAGCATCAGCGATTTTGCTGATGACCTACGGAATGGTGACGGATAAGCCTGAAATGGCGAACCGCATTGTTTTCGTTTTTTTGATAAACGTCATCGTCGTGGCTTTTGCCACCGCTTGCATCTGGAGTTTGTCCGGGTGGGTTCAACGGAAAATACTGGGACATAGGGGGGCGGGCACGTGAGATGGCTTGTTGCGTGCATCCTCGCCGCCGTTTTGGGCGGTTGCTCTTTCGAGTACACAAGAACCGCTCACGGCGCATGCCGGCATCAGTTAATGGACTCGTTCAAATCTGATGTTGGGGCGAATCCTGCCCGCGACGGCCGCTACCTTGAGTATTGCATGAACGGAAGGGGATTTATCAGAGGTGGGGCCTGCCTTGTTTTTAACCCCTACTCCGAATCTTGCTTTGAGAGAATTTGGCTCCCGCGCCAAGGGTATCCATAGAGGGGCGCCGATGAAGTTCCTGCCTGTTTTTCTGGCGCTCGTCCTCGTCGGATGCGGGAAGCCCCTCCCGGTGCCACCACCTCACGCCGCGCCGCAGACATCGCGGGCGAGCGGTCTGTCAGCCGAGGAATTTGACCTCCAAAACCGCGTCGCATGCAGCCTGAAAGGCTTTGATGCAGGCACGCCAGCGTTTGAGGCGTGCTTGCAGGATGAGGCCACGAGTTAGTCCCTATTCGAATAGGCTAATCGAATAGCCGAACGCCCTAATCGAATAGGGTATTCGAATAGCCCCTCCCCGGCAGGGCCGCTACTTTATCAGGCCACGGCGGCGAAGCTCTTCGCCGGCGGCGTCGCGGGGGATGGCCGGAGCGGCAGAAGGCGTCGGCGGGGAACTGCCGTCAGGCCGGACCGTTGATCCTGCACCCCCACCGCCGTTTTTAGCGCCCTTCGCCTGCATTTCCTTGAAGCGAGCGAGCGGGTCAGGCAGGGCGCGGAGGGATTCGACCGCCTGCGCGGGGGTCATCTCTTTGAACAGGGCCTTCTCGGCAATTGCGGCCCGAGCCTCCTTATCTGCCGCCACCGCGTCAAGCGTATCGATAACGAGGGCGTTGCCTTCTGGGGTCCGCACGAGGCTGGGTAGGGACGACTTGAACAGGCCGATATCCTTGTCCGACGACGCGCCAGTGCCCGGCACGCGCTGCTGAGGCGTCAGCTTATCAACGATGGCGTTGTAAGCCTCAATCTCGCTAACGTTGTCGCCAACCTTTACGCCCCACTCGGCAAGGCGGCCCTGCAAGGCTGCGCCGGCCCCCATGTTGCCGATTTTGCCGCCAAGACTGCGAAGCTGGCCAATGAGCGCGCGATCCTGACGGGCGGCGTCCCCTTCGGTCGCCATAGCTTCGAACCGCTTCGCAACGGCCTTACCAGCCTCTTTGTCGAACTCGCGCTCCTGCCCCGGCATTTCGATCTTCGTCCCGGCCGGGCCAAACTTGATTTCGCCGGAGCGAGTACGATACGCTGCCTGCCCCGGCCCAATGCCGAGGGACGCGCGCTCTTCTTGAGAAAGCGGCGCAGCGCCTTCGCCTTCAAGCTCGCGCCGCTTTTTGAGGAGGTCAAGCTGCCGGCCTTCGGCGCCGCTGATCTGCTCCATCTCCTTGTCAATCTGACCAAGGATCAACTGGGCGTTCTGACGGTTCTTTTCGGAAGGAAATTCGAGCGCTTTTTGGATGACGGCCTTACGGCGTGCCGTAAGCTCGTTCAGCCGCTGGTCGGCGTTGGCCGGCCCGGCGGAAGTAGGAGCGGGCGGCGCCGGGGTCGCGGCAGATGGGGCTGCGGTCTGGGGCGAAGACTGGGCCGGCGCGCTCGTCGCCCCCTCCGTCGCCGCCGGCGCCGGGGAGGACGGAGCGGCTACGGGCGACGTGGGCAGATCGCCAAAGGCTGCTCCGGTTAGCGCCTTGTTGGCCGCTGACTCCTTGGCCTTTTCAAGGCCGAGCTGCACGCGCTCAACCGCCATCTTTGCAGCGGCCGGGTTAGCGGCGAGGCCAACCGCCTCGCTGGCGGGGATGCCTGCCTTGACCAGCTCACTCGCCAACGCCGACTGCTGTTGCGCCGTCTTATTCGTCTCTTGCGATGCAATCTGCAACGCGGCGAACGTCTTCCCGAACCCGGCAAGGGGCTGTCCCTTAGGCGATGAGAGCAGGGACGATCCGAGCGCCAGAAAGAAATCGCTCATGACGGGCGACATCTTCCACCCGCCGCCGCTCGCGGGTACCGCAGCGGCGGCGCCCGACGCGCTCTGCATGGGCGCGGAGCCGGTCGCGGGCATCTCGCCTGCCGGAACAGGCGCAGCGCCGCCAGCGGCCGCCTGTGGGGCTTCCTGACCGCCTCCGAACATGGAGAACGGCCCGCCTCGCGAGGCTTCCATCGCCGCGAACTGGCGAGCGCCGCCGTCAGGGGCGTTAGACAAGTCTTCCTGCATGACGGGATTCACGGCGCGGCCTCCTGTGGTCGATACGGTCGCGGAACGGACGGCCGGGCTGTCGGCGCGATTGTCGCGGGCGATGGATGCGGAACGGGCGTTTCCAGTACGGGCGCCGGCCACCATGTCACGGGCGGTCGGCTCAGGGGCGCGGGGGAGCCCTCGCGGGCCGTCCTGATATGTGAACGCGGGGTCAATGGCGCCGGGGATCGTCTTGAAGCTGGAGAGCGGCGCTTGACCGGGGATAGCGCGCTCTGGGCTGAGAAGGTCGCCAAGCAAGCCGGGGCGCTCTGCCTGCGTCGTGTCTAAGTTCTGGACGTTGGGCAGGCGGCTTCCATCAAAGCCATCTGCCGGAATGCGCTGCGCTCCGATAGACGCCATGCGGTCGTCATAGGAGGGCGCAGACGGGCGCGAGCGCTCTTCCGGGGCAAAGGCCGCAGCTTGCACGCGAGGTCCACCCTCGCCGCCGAACAGGCGCTGCAAGCCGGGCTGCGCCCATGCGGGATATGCCTTCGGGTCAGCCACGCCGCTATAGGGCGCATCCGGATTAGCGCCCCATGCAGTCGGCGTCTCGCGCATGTCGATATGGACAGAACGGCCGCCGGGGTAGATGCCGATGCCACGCGCGCCGCCGGCAACCGCCTCGTCAATGAGCTTCTGGCGCTGCGCGTCGCTCAGCTTCTCGATGTTGAAATCAAGCGCGTCGCCTTCGATATGGCGGCTTCCGCTCGCGCCGCCGACACGGGCATTCCGCTGCGGGTCGCGATAGCCGGAGACAACCTCCAGGCCGTCGATCCCTGCCTTCGACAGGCGGTCATAAAGCCCGCGAACGGAGGGCTTGATCCCGGCAAAATCAACGCCCTCGCGGACGGGGATGGTCTGCGGCTTGAAGAACGGCACGAGGCCCGGCGGGCGCGGTGCGGCCGCTTCGCCGCCGGCCGCAACGTCGGGATTGCCGAACAGGTGACGCCCAATCTGGACGCCGGTCCCGTTCGCCTTCATCTTGTCGATCCAGCCAAGCGCGCTGGTGTTGCCGCGAGCGGCCACAATCTCCGGGTTCGCGAAGTTGAGCGCCCCCTTGGTCGGATCGGGCATCTCGCCCTTCGCCACCTTGTCGAAGATGGACGCGGCGCGCTGGTACTGCGGATCGTCGGGCTTGATCGCCAGCAATTCGTCTTTGCGGGTGGACCACGGTTCGAACTGGTTCGGGGCGAGTACGACCTTTTCGAGATCATCGCCCCAACGGCCGGATTTGAGCCGGTTGATCGTGACGGCGCCGACGCCGGCCATGCCCTCGTCAGGCTCGGACGCCGCTTCTCCGATCATGGTGCGGATGGCGAGGTCGCGACCGCGTTCGGAGATGTTGAAGGTTGGGGCGGCGGGGGCATCAACCTTCGGCGCCGCCAGCCCGATCATCGGCTTCGGATCGAGCACGGACGCAAGCAAGCCCGGCGGCGCGATGGTGGCGGCGTCGGTATCGGAGCCCGCGCCCATGTCCGTCAGGTCGGTCGGCGTCGTCTCCGACGTGGCCGCTGTGAAGTCCGACAGAGAGCCCGTGTTCCCCTCAGACAGCCATGAGGAATAGGCGTTCTGAATGTCGAGATCGACGGGCTCAATGCCGCCGGGGTCGAGCGAGGAAAAGTCGATGAGGCCGGCGACTTCGGGCTCCACGATCAGGCCGCCTTTTTGACGGAGCGCAGGGCATCAGACAGCAACCCGACATCGACAACCATCTTGCCGCCGATCTTGCGCGTCGTGCCGGGGTGGTCGCGCTCCAGCTCCTGCGCCATCGGGCCGACGACCTTCGGGTAGGTTTTCGGGTCGTCCTTGTAGCGATAGGCGTACATTTCGACGCCCGTTTCCGGGTCCTTGCCAAGCTTGGTGATGTCGGTTTTCCCCGTCTCGTCCGACGAAATGCCGAGCAGCGCGCCGAACCCGCCCGCCTTGCCCGCCGCGCCGATCAGCGAAGAGCCGATGCCGAGCACGCCGTTGAGCAGGCCCGACCCGCCGTCGTCCTTCTCAGTCTGCTTGAACACATCCTGATTGTAGACCTGCGGGACGTAGTTGCGATACCAGTCCAGCATCGTGCGGGGCACGTCCATCGCGGACTGCGCGAACTGCTGCTGTTGGTTGCCGGCGCCGAGCACAGCCTGTGCGCCCTGCAATTCGCGGGCCTGCTGCTGCGTGCGGAGCTGGCTTTCGACCTGGGGGGCTTTTAGGCCATAATCCATGCGGGCAAGGCGCGACTGCTGGTCCATCTGCGCATTCTGGCTTGCCGTGGAAAGGGCCTTGTCATAGGCCCCGCCCTGAATGCCCGCGATGGTGGACGCGACGTTCTGATTGTAGCCACGCGCGTTCTGGCCGCGCGCAATCGCCTCGCCTGATCCGCCCATGGCCCCAGCCGCCGCATACTTGGCCGCCAGCCCCGCATCCGTGTTCCCGTACTCACGGCGCATGGCGTCAAGCGTCGTGTCCCCGACCGCTTTCGCATACGGGTTGATGAACTGGCTGATGGCGCCGGGGCCGATCTGAGCCGCCGTCGCGTCGCCGGGGTTCATGCCGGGGGCCGTGACCGGGGCCGTATCGAAGACATTCCCGGTCGAAATGCGGGCGAGATCAAACGCCTTGAGCTGGTCTGCCGTCTGCGCCGCCCTAGCAAACGGGCTGGCCTGCCAGAACTGGTTCGCCATGCCGAAGGCGGTGCCGGCCGTGCCCTGCTGCTGCTGGCTGATCCAGGGATCATAGCGGGTCTGCTGGGAAGAGGTTTCGCTAGCCATTGATGTTGTCCTTTAGATCGTCAGCGGCGCGAGCCATCAGAGCCAATGTCAACGGACCATGCGCCGAACCGCGCGTATCCGCCTGTCGTCACCCAATCAAACCGGAACCGAACCATGCGGGCATTGACCCGGAAATTGACCACTTCCTTCGTCGGCGTGAGCACGAAGGGGCCTGTCGTCTTGACCGTCGTCGCCTGCGGATAAATCTTGCTGTAGACCGTCATTTCGAGATTGCCGGTCTGGTCCTTGAAATCGGGGCGCATGCCCAAAACGGCGGTGAACGCCTCGCCATCGACCTGATCGAGCCAACTCGTTTCGAGGTACGCCCCCAGAAGCGCGCCGTTGTCGTCGTTCCCGACTTCGTGCTGGTAGGCGAGGCTCTTGGCACCCGCGCGAGGCTCAAACAGAACTGGCCTCGGCAGAACGTCGCCAGAGATGGCCGCCGTGCGATCCCAAAGCCCACCCGACCACGCGCCGGAAATCCAGTTGAACGTCGCATAACGCGAGCATTCCGCAGGCGTCGGCGCCGTCACATCCCGGCTATCGGGCCAATGGAACCAGAACTCGGTCCACTCGTCATTTGCCCATGCAAAGGCTTTGAGCGACTGGTTCGCATCGAGATTGTCAAAAATGTCGCCCCGGATCGGGCATTCGATCTCTTCGACGGCGCCAAGCGAGGTCGCCCCGATGCCCCGGAAAATCCATAGTTTCTTCGTGCGCGATGCCCAGATCAGAAAGCCGGAGCACTCCGCATAGGAATGGCGGGACAGAAGCCCACAACCCTTCGCCAGCTTGTCGAACTTGAACGCGCCGCCGGGCTCGCCCAACCATGTGAGCACGCCGAACCCGGCGTCGCCCCAGACCGCGTCTTGCTGACGGGTGCTGGACCCGGCCATGATCCGGCCGCCGATCTCGGTAGCTTCGACCTGCCCGGCCACGTTGTTGCTGTCTGGTATCCAAAGCCGGTTGTTGCCGACATCGCAGTTGCGGATGGCGGTAGGCGAATAGAGCCCGTCAACCTGCGTGCAGCCGAGTGCGATCACGACGCTCTTAGCCGAAACCGAAATGGCATCGATGCGCGCCGGAGCGGTCGGGATGAAATACGCCTTGTCGTACAGCCGATAGGTGAAGCTCTCCACCTTGCCGTCAAAGGACGCATCCGCCGCTAGCAGGAAATCCGATAGATCGGCGGGGGATCGGAAAATCCGGCGATAGGTGCCGTTCTTCGTGATGACCGCCGAGGCCGTGCTGACATCGATAGGCGCAGCAGGATCGCCCGCATTGGCCTGAAACTTGATCGAACCGGCCGTCCTGCCTGTGATGACGAACTCGACAACGCAGGTGCGCCCATCCAGACCTAGCTCGTCCGTCGATTGCGAGAGGTTGGACGCCACGCCCGCCGTCTTGACCACGCCGCCAGCAGAGTAGGCCCAGCCCGTCCCGAGAGCCCAGCCATCGGCGTTGGTCGTGAACTCGCCGTTGAACGACAGCTCGTCATAGGTGGTTTCGGGTTGCCATTCGGCCAAGCCGTAGCCGGAGGGGTTCGCTTGCAGGTTTTCGCCAAGGTTGCCCATGGTCCAAACACGCAGCTCGTTTGACGCGGTCGCGCCGCCCCATGTCCCGGTGCTCCAAGTGCCGGCGCCCCAGCCCGTCAGATCGTTCGACACCAGCCCATCTGGCAGTTCGACCGACAGATCGACGTTACCGCCGCCATCCGTGACTGTGCTGGACGCATTCGACC